CAGGGCGATGTCATCCGCCTCGATGCCCTTCGGAAGCGTGAACTGGGCGTTGGCTGCGGATGCGCCAGCGATGCTGTTCCGGAGGATGACGTTGGGGCCAGGCCCCAGGTAGGCGATCGCCTGATCCGTGATGCCAACCGGGTCGGCGGTGGTCTCTCCGCGGTCGAGGACGACGGCATCTGTGAGCCCCACCGGGTCGGCGGGGGAGCCGGTGTAGTTGGTGCCCGCCGGAGCTGGCCGAACCGCCACCATGTGAATGACGTTCCGAGCGTTGCTGATGTCCACCGCGGCGAAGGTCTGAGAACTGGCTTGAGTGGCTTGGTTGGTTTGACGGAAGGCGACCGCGCCATCGACCTGACCGACGACGCTGTTATCGGGCGTGGCGGTACCGACCAAGCTCCCGAAGTTGGTCGGCGCAGTCGCGCCCATGCCGGTCCAGGAGCCAGTGATCGCATCCTCGCCACAGCCGCCGACCGCGATCCACAGCGTGTCATCCGCGCCCCACGACGGGGTCAGGGCGTTGGACAGCGCAGCGGCAGTAGTGCCGAAGTTGCGGGTATTCCCCACGGGAGCTGTCGAGGCGTGCGCGCCCGGAATCGACAGCAGAATCCAGACGGCGTGGCCGGTGACCGTGGCGGCCAGCGTGACCGAGATCGTCCCGGTCTCTGAGCCGGTGCTCCACTTGTGGGCCATACCGGTCGCCATGGTGGCGGTCGTAGACCCGTCATAGAACTCGGTAAAGCCGTTCGTCCAGCCGGAGAAAATCGCATTGGCCGTCCCAGTCGACTGGTAGACGAGACAGATCGCGATCAGCAGATCGCCGGCGTTCTTCGTCAACCCCGAGAGGTTGGGCGAGGTACGCGTCGTCGAAACGGTCGCGTCGATGCTCGTGAGAACTCGACCGGCGCCTACGGTCGGGATCGTTGGGAACGTCATGGGCCTTCAGCCCCTATGGGCTATGCCCCAAGCAGAGTATGAGTCCAGGTGACGGTCAGCGTGTCGGTGGCGCCCTTCGACCCTATGCCGGTCAGCAGAGCCCGGCAGATCGTGTCGGCGACCGCGCTAGTGGCATCTGCGAGGAAGTCGAGGAACAGGACCACCTCCGTGATCGGGGAGCCTGTCGTTGCCTCACCCGCCGCGTAGGTGCGCTTGTAGGTGACCACCGTGCCGGCGCCAGCGTTGGAGACGTGCGACGGGAAGGTCGCATCAAACGCCTTGTTGCTGCCCGAGAGATAGGTGACCAGACCCGCCCCTGCGCCGCTCTTGGCGACCGCTGTCGAGCCCGTGCCCAGCTTCATGCCCTTCGCCACCGGGTACAGGTTGCCGGTGCTCGTGCCGAACGCTGAGCCCGCGCCAAGGGCCGTTCCGACGTAGATACCGAAGGTGGTGGCGGACGGGGTGGAGACGACCGCCCAGGTGCCGTTGTAGCCGGCTGGGGTGACGCCAGCGATCGTGACCGAGTCGCCTATCCCGTAGCCGTGCGCAGCTGAGGTGGTGACCACCGCCGTGGTGGCGTTCGAGATCGCGGTGATCGTCTTCGCGGAGCCCTGCGCGTTGATCGCGCGGGAGCCGTAGTACCGGTCGCCCACATCGGTGACCAGGTTCTTCACCCGGCATTCGCCCTTGATCAGCCCCGACTGGTCGGTCAGGACGGCGTGAACCTCACCCCAGATTCCGACCGGATTGTCAAGCCCCTTGCCGCGATCGAGCTGGATCTCGTCCAAGATCCCCATGGGTGAATCCACTTCCGCCTCCTCAGGTCATGGTCAGGTTATTGACCGGCGGGATGTTTCACGTGGAACGGCGCGGCTAGCTGTCCTACAGACGGCAGAAGGGCCGGAGCCACGTTATGAGTGGTTCCGGCCCTCTCCCCCGAGCAGGGTGGCCAGCAGGGGGTCCAGCTCACCAAAGGGTCATCTGGCCGACGCGGTTCATCTCCGGGATAGTCGGAAATGCAGCCGCCGCTACCTTCTGCCACTCAGCGGGGGGTTCGTCCGTGGCGTAGGTGTTGGCCCAGATGCCCGGGGCCGACGCCGCCAGTGTGTATGGCAGCGAGCGAGACTCAGCGGTGGGACCCACCAGGAACTCGCCGGGGTTCTGATCCTGCAGCAGGAACGCCTTGTTGATCGCGAGAGGCCGGACAGCGGTGGTTGAGCCGTCCTTCTCCTCCCGGTACACCACGGCGTCGTACGGGATGATCTGCGGCAGCCGGTACTCGTCGAACACCGACCGCACCTCTTCGGGACGCAACCGGATCGTGGTCGTGCCAGCGGCGGTGCCGCGGACCAGGCCCTTGATCTCGGTCGAGTGGACGAAGTAGTTCGCCGCGGTCAGCGAGCAGTAGAACCTCGTGGGTCGGCTGCCCGTTGTGATCTCGATGTAGTCGCAGAACTTCGTGAGGTCGTTGACATAGGTCGCCGTGGTCGGGTTGTTCCACGGGCCACCGAGAGTCAGGACGGTATTCGCCCCTGCGCCGTCGCGGGTGGCGTTGTCGACCAGACCCGGCACGCTCCACTGGAAGATGCCGCGTACGCCGTAGTCGAAGGCGAACTTGACGCCGTCCTCGTCGTAGATCAGGTTCGTCTCGGACAGCGCCTGGATAGCCATCCACTCGGTGCGAGCCCGAACCGCTGCGATCAGGTCGAGGGTGTCATTGAACACCTGCTCGATCGCCAGGTCGACGTCGCGGGAGTTGGCCCGCGGCTGGCGGAACCGGACGATCTCCTTCTCCCCGATACGCGACTTCCGCTTGATCGGGGGCAGCTCGCCGATGACCTTCTCGCCAGCACCCTGGCGGGAAGCGATCGGTGCCTCCGAGTCCCACGACAGCACGGTGGCCATCGCCTGGCGCCGGTCGGCCCCCAGGATGTACTCGAACGCGATGTCCTCAACCGTCCTAAACGGCAAGACCTCTTGGCCGCGGAATGAGGGCGGATCGGCCTCGAAGGCTGCCCGGACGAACCCGAGGAACTGCGGCGCCTTGAACGCGTCCAGTTGCCACAAAGCCATCTCTCTGTCTCCTTAACTCGTGCTTGCTGGGGTCGCCGACTACTGGACCGAGATGCGCCCGGCGATCGCCGTCTTGATGTTTGTGAAGAGGGGGTACGGCTGAATCCGCTCCTTCTTCACCGAGCCATGGATGAGCAGACCTACCGCAACATCCGAGTCAGCCAGGTTGACCGACGCCATCGCAAATCCGGAGATCTCGTTGGCGTAGTCGTCGATCGTGTCGCCCGACAGTGCTGGGCGGTAGTAACCGAAGTTCGCGCCGGCGGGCTCAGGGACCAGGAAGGTGCCCTGAAGTACCTCGACCACGTTGGCCGCCTGGCCGCGGGTGGTCTCAGAGAAGCCGGTTGTGGTGCCGCCGGTCAACAGCGAGGTGTCGGTCTCTATCAGCGGCTGATTCGCACCAGCCACCAGTACGCCGTCGAAGGTGATCACGACGGGCGCCGAGTTGGCCGGGCCGCCGGACGCTGATACGCCGGTGGAGCCGATCGTGGACAGGGCTCGCAGCGCGTCACGGATCTGCGTGGACGTCGCACCGAAAGCGATAGCCGCCGTGGTTTGACCCCGGAAGCTCAGCTTGAATGAGCCGCCGGTCGCCGTGGACGTCGCCAGGGTCTGAACCTCGTTGACAGCGGTCGCGGATGCGGTCCCCTTCTTCAGGGTCACACCGCCGACCTTTACGCTGTAGTGCTGCGACGCGAGCCACGCGAGGTCGGGTCCGACTGTCGCCTTGAACCTCTTCAGGTTTGTCGGCCAGCCGCCGCCAACCATTCCCGGGTATACGGGCTGAGTCACGTCATGCTCCTACTGGGTCTTGGACGGGACTCTGTTGCCCCGTTGTGCCGCCATCTGTCTGGCCAGCTCAGCCCCTGCGTCGTACTGCTCGCCTGGGGCCTTCTGGCCACCTGCACCCGGCCTGTTCGTCGGGCCTTGCTTGCCGATCTTGTCCTCGTTGAGGGCGCCTCGGTTCTTCAGCCTGGTCAGGAGTTCCTGCTGAGCTGAGCGGCGGATCTTCTTGACCTGATCCACCACGGCCTTCGCAGCTGTAGTGCCTGCGCGGTCCGGGTCGCCATCACTCCCGAGAGCCGCTGTTACGACCCCGCCTCCGATGGAGAGTGCGAACTCCCGCTCGTCGCGGGTCAATCCGCCTTCCCGAATCTCATCGCGGTACACACCTCGTGCGTCCCGGACGTCCTGCGAGCTGGGTCCGGTCGGCTGCTGTTGCGAGCCTTGCCGGCTTGACCCTGGGCGCTGCTTCCGAGTGTTCAGACGCCGGTCGATCGCCGACTCGATCTTGTCGTCGATGCCCTTCGCCGCCTTCGTCCACCACGCGGGTGGCTCGTCGCCGTCGCCATCGCCGTCGCCATCTTCGTCGCCGTCGCCGTCGAGCAGGTCGTCTAGCTCGGCGTCATCGGTTCCCTCGTCGCCATCACCGTCGTCATCGGTTCCGTCTCCGCCGGCGATCTCGTAGACAAGGCGTCCACGAAATATGACCGGCCAGTCGTCGACAATCAGCGGCTTCGGCTGGCGCCCAAAAGGCTGGGGTCCACTGTGCACTTGTAGCTCCTTAGGTTGAGTCCCTTGACGATTCACCCGCCTGACTCCAGCCCGATCGACGTTCTGGAGAGGAGATGCCCCGTAGTCCAATGGCTACATCATGCCGGGAATGACACTCGTGTTGTGCCGAAGGCGCGCCGCGTCGTATTACGGACGTCTACGCCTGCGAATCCGGCTCACGATGCGCCGCCAGTTCGACACCTTCCGCCGGCGCTTGGGGGCGGTTGCCTTCGGTTTGGGCTTCGGCGGCATCTTCATCTTCCGCGGGTCCCGCTGGCTCAGTGGACGATTCTGCAGCTCGGCGTTGGCCTTGTCGCGCAGCGTGTTGACAGCACCGATCAGGTAGGGCGACACGAGTGCCCGGCAGTGCACGTGCGCCGGCGGCGCGTCGAACGGGCCGTTGAGGGTGTCGAACGGCTGGTCCGGCTTGCGGGTTTGCCCGGCGGCGTTCAGGCAGACGATGGTGGTCCGCTCGTCGATCTCCGACACCCACTGCTTCATGATCAAGTTAGCCATCGCGCTCCTGCCACTCCCCCTGAAGCGCGCGGTCCTTCATCACGTCGGCTAGCCCGGCTGTGGAGTGCGGGTTGGTCCGGTTGTCCATGGTGGCGATCCAGTAGATGGCGTGGTGGTCCTCCATCGGTTGCAGGTGAGCGATCAGCGCGTAGTCGGTGAGCAGCCCCTCATCGCCCGCGACGGCAGCCAGGAAGTCCTGCACCGCTCGATCCAGTTTCTGCTGCGCATCCTCGTCAGCCATCAGCCACCCGCCCTGTTGAATTCGACCATTGCCTTGTTTGAGACGTCGTTGGTTGTGCCGATCGCCACCGTGCGGGCGAGCGCGAGACCCGCGGTGACCGAGTTCCACCAGACGCCGCGCTGGTTGTGGCCACGGATCCCGGAGGGGGTTTCAGAGAACAGCCGAAGCCTCAGCTCATCCATGTCCTTGGCTTGGGCGATCTGGTGGGTTTGCGCCACCCGGTAGTTGTTCCGGTGGACCTGCATGGCGCCCAGCCACTCTTCGGCGCGGATCTTGCCGATCGGCCCGGGATCGACGTGCATCATGGCCCGCTCTGTGATGCCGGCGTACCGGGCCGCGAGAGCCTCCTCGCAGAGCTGCAGCTGGCGGCGGATAGACACCAGCGCCCGGTCCCCCGATAACCGAGCGAGGCGTCGTACCCACCCGGAGGCCGAGTCGATCGCGTCGGTGTGCGCGTCGACGAACGCCTCCCGGAGATCATGATTGTTTCGCACACCCGCCACAGTTTTCAAGGGCACGTCTGGAATCCGGATTCGAAACTCGCGCTCGATCGCCGTAAAGGCGGCGTTTTCGTGGGGCAGCAGAGCGGCTGACAGGTCCCTGCTGAGCTCCAGGATCGCCTGCTGCGCCTCGTTGCGGGAGCGTTTCACTTCCGGTTCGTGGAGCCTGTCGCAGCCCCTGCGGTAGTGCCTGATGGTCTCACGTTGCCGTTCTGCTTGCGATCCTTGGCTTCGTCGAGGTTCTCGCCGGCCATCGCCACATCCGGAGCTGCCTCCTTGACGGCGATCATGTTCTCGGTGGCTTGTGACGCCTCGTCGGAGATCTCCGCCTCGATCTGGTCGACCTCCTCCTCGCCGTGGCCGCGCTGCCGCAACCCTTCGCGACGGGAGATCAGCTTCGCCGTGTAGTCGTCCCGGATGGCGACGTCGTCGACGATGTAGCCGGTGCCCATGCGGATCTCGATGTCCCGGTCGGGGAACACCTGATCCGGGTCGATGTCCCACCAGTTGGGGACGTCGGGTGACGGCTGGTCATCATCCGGGTCGCGCTCGAACGGCTCGAAGCCTTCCAAGTCCTCGACGTCGTCCTCGGACACCCCGGGCAGCTTGTAGGCCGTCACGTCCAGCATCTGATTGATCATCCGGATCATGTCCGTTTTGAAGATCCGCCGCACCCGCCGCAGCTTGCCCTCGGACTTGCGGTTCAGGATCTCCAGCGCGTAGCCGGTGATCGCACCCAGGTTTTGGAAGGTGTTCGGCTCAACCCGCACCAAGCCGAAGCAGGAGTAGATCGCGTCCGCCATGATCGCCCGGACGTGCTCGATCATCTGCGTATCCGTCGGCAGCGAAACAGCGGTGATCAGGGTCGACCCGGGGAAGCCGAGCACATCCTCCAGGTCTTTGTTGACACCCTTGTCCTGCTGGATCTTCACGAACGCCTGGTCGCCCGAGACGGCCAGGTTGGAGTGGCTGTTGGTGGCATCACGAGCGGCACGGTTGACCAGCGGGTCGCCGCGGAAGCCCCTGATGCCCTCCTTGTGGACCCGGATCACACCCCACGGGATGAACGGGACGCCGAGGAACTGAGTGTCGACCGGCTTGTCTTCGCGGTCCCAGAAGGTGGTGCGCCGGCACTCAGTGTGGGTCTCGCCGTCGTCCTCGCCGTTGCCTCCGGAGCCGGTGTCGACCAGCTCGTACACCACCTTCTCCTTGACGGTGCGGCGGGTCGTTGTCCCGTCCTTCGTGACGTCGACGTCGATCGTCTGCTCCCGGACGACCCGGCGGATGAACTGGCCGCGCGGCACATCGAACTCAACCCATTCCGCTGGCCAGAACGTCCAATAGGCGGTGCCGGTGACCGGGTCCCAGTGGGTCTCGTAGGGCACGTCGCCGGCCTGCGCACCGTCGATCATGATGGCGTCGACCGCGATGTCTTCATCCGAGAAGTTGGACAGCAGGTCGGTGGCGTCAACCGCCTGGTCGATGACCTCCTGGAGCTTATCGTTGACCTTCGGTGCGCCGCCCTCCTCCTGCTCGCTGTCGGAGACCTTGGCCTTCGCGATGATCTGGAAACCGTCGGTCAGCTGGTAGGAGATGAACTCGACACAGTCCCGAATCTGGGTGGCCGCGGCGTGCTTCCGCTCATGCTCCTCCAGGTGCTGGCCTTCCTGGAGGTTCATCTCAGCGGCCAACGACTCGTTGTCTACGTCGTACTGGGCGCCGTCGAAGTACAGCCGGTTCGTGGCGATCTCGGCCTTGCGGCGCTTCTCATCCTCCTTGGCGGTGACGCCCATCGTGTACGTGACGCCGGTGTTGTCAGTCCACACCTCCGAGAACACTGGCGTCGTCATGAGTCGGATCCTAGAGTCTCCGGCGGCTCAGGGTTGCCCGGCGCGCTCGGCGGCTGTACCTCCGGGTGGGCTTTCCCGTCGTAGTCGAGGTTCAGCACCTCTACAAGCGGGGTCCGTTGCGGCACCTCACCAACCCCCATCCGACCGTCTTGCGTCAGCCACAGGCAGGTCACTGCTCCCCCTCACATGTTCTCGGTGCCGTAGACCAGGCCCTTGATAATCCAGTCCAGATGCCACAGGCACATCACGGTGTCGTCGTGCTCGCCGACACCTTGCAGCTTGCCGTCCTCCCAACCGAACGCCTCCAGCTCGGTCAGCAGGTTCTCCATCTCCTCGTGCAGCCAGCTGCCCTGCTTGAACGGGAACCGCCACTTCCGGTTCTGGAAGCGGATCAGCATGGACGGCACCCCGTGCGCCAGGTCCTTCTTGCCTGAGGAGTCGTGCCGGACAACGGGCACGTTCGTGGTGGCGGCGAGGTGCTGCCACCAAATCGACTGGGCGGCGTCGGACTCGATGACCACCATGTCCGCCTTGTATTGCCGCCACTTCGCCTCGATCAGCTTGCACTGGGCGTCGAAGCCGAGCCGCTGCCACCGCTCCAGATACAGCAGCTGCGACAGCCCGGTGGGGACGTCGACCATCGCCGTCATGCACACCAGGTAGTCGCCGCCGGTCTTCTCCGACCAGGCCAGATCCCAGGCTTGGTAGATGGCCTGTTTGCGCACCGGGTTCCGGGTGTACGCCGGCAGGAACTCCAGGTCCATGTCGAGCATCGGAGCCATCAGCTCGCGCGGGAACAGCGACGATTCGGAGGACCGCGGGTTGGTCAGGAACTCCCGGTCGTACAGCAGGGTGCCAACCTCTTTGCCCTTCGCGTTCAGGCACTGCGCGGACAGCTCGCAGGTCGAGCACGGCAGGTGGAACTTGACCTCCGACTGATGGTCGGGCGGCGTCGCCTCCACCTTGTCGATGCACTCCTGCTTCGCGATCGCCGGCCAGCGGTCACCCCAGAGCGCATGCCGGGTGTTGATCTGTCGGGTAGCCGGCTTGTTCTCGATGGTGGTAGAGAGGCCGCCGTCAAACTGGAAGCCCAGCTGACGATCCATGCCTCACCACCCGTGGAATTGGTACGCGATGAACAGCACGATCATCGTCATGATGACCGCGAAAGCCCAGCCCAGACGGTAGTCGGTGCGGCCAATGTCCGGCGGCGGCTTCGGCGGTGGCTGGGCGGGTTGCTGCGGGGGAGGCTGTCTAGCCAACGGTCTGCCCTCCATCGTTCTCGACGAACACGTGCCAGATCTGGCCGAGGCGGGTGAAGCTGATCAGATGCCGCACACCGGCGACCCCCTGAGCCGTCGGGCCGATCAGGAAGGACATCCTGCGCCTGATTGCTCTCTCCTCGGCGATGTAGTGGACCCGCACCACCAGCTCGGCTTCGAGGACGTGCACAGCGACCGCCTTCGCGCCGTCCAGCCACATCTCGTCCCGGCTACCCGGCACCAGGGGCAGCAGCACGACCCCGTCAGTTAAGCCCATCGATTCTCTCCTTCTCAGTGGCCCAGGCGACGGCGAACACGATCAGCAGCAGCCACAGCTCCGGGTAATGCCAGATGGACAGGGCGCAGCAGTACAGCAGGAACAGCGACATCCCTAAGTTGATCAAGGTCGCGAGCCTCATGGCCGCTCGACCGTCTTGGGTGTTGGGTCGCCGATGAACCCGCCTTGGAAGGTGAAGACGACCTTCTCGACCTCCTCGCCCGATGTGATCTGCTGGAGGATCTCATTGCAGAAGCCGTCCATGGCCACCTGGTGGCCCTCACCGTTGTCGAACTCGACGCGCACCCGGTACTTGGCTGGATAGCTCACGGGACCTCCACGGCGATCGCCAGGTGGGTCCGCTGCCGTTGCAGCTTGGACCGGCTGGACAGGTCGTAGGCGAACCGGATGCCCCAGTTGGGGCCGATCTCAACATGCCCCTCGGAGTCGTCGTTGATCAGCCCGTACGGCAGCTCGAACTTCGGGTTGCTGGCCGCCTTCGCATAGTGCCAGGCGGTCGGCTTGATCAGGGCGTCCGGGACGAAGTGCCACAGGGTCTCCGCGTAATTCTGCGGATCCCTGCGCTGCCTGCTGGGGAACACGAGGACGGCGAACAGGCCGATCTTCGGCACACCCTTCGGCATGTCCTGGGCCTCGCACTCGCGCCGGATCCAGCGGATCCACTTCGACTTAGCGCCCGACTGCCACTCCCGCTGCCACCCGTTGTACACGTTCTTGCTCGGGGGGAGGAACGGCAGCACCATGCGGTACGTGAGGACGTGCCCAACCTGCTCCTCAAGCGGAAGGGCCAGGGCCACATCCCGCCTCGGGGGGAGCGGTTGACGGGTCCTGGCCGATCCATCGGCTACGGTGCGCACCGCATCGGCTATGTGTACCGGAGCACCATCAGCTTCCTCCGGCACCTCCATGGCGTCAATAGTTCTCACCTGATTCATAGGGGCTCGAAGGTGGCGAAGTGCGCACACTGGCCGGTGTTGTGCTCGTCGCAGCCGACCGGGTGGTGTTTCTTCCGCCACCCGTCCAGCTTGGCCGAGCACTCCTTGCAGATCGGCTTCCGCTCGATGCAGCAGGGGAACTCGATCCGCATGAACTGGACCGCCTGCCGCGCCTGGTCGGGATGCCGGCGGCAGTCGAAGTTCTCGCACATCACCGCCAGGTCGAAGATCGTCTCCAGGTCGACGTCTTCCAGGGTTCCGGTTGTCATGCTTGCCTCGCTTGCAGGAGTTGGGACACGACCCGTCGCACGAACAGGTTGTCCTCCATGGCCAACCCCACGATGACACGGACGGTCTCGGAGTGCTTGGGCGCCGCATGGCCGTAGCCCTCGATTTCTGAGGCGATGCTGTCGAGCTTCCGGATGATCGGCGGATCCAGCCGGGTGCTTACGGTGTCCTTCGCTACCACGATTCTCCTTGCCAGGTGGGGCTTACCTGTCAAGGGTAGCGGATCGTATACGTTTCGTCTACGTTTTTTGGCCGCGTTTCCAAACGTGGCCACAGTCGGGGCAGCGCCACACGTTCGTCTGCTCCTCGGTCGGCTCGTGCGTGTCCTCGGTGACCTCAATGGCCCGAGTGAACAGCTTCTTGAGGTGCCGGTATTGCCGCTTGACCGTGCGATCGCGCAGCGACACCTTGCAGCTCGGGCACTGCTGGGGGAGCTTCATAGCGCCTGGAACGTGGAGCCGCAGGCGAGGCAGCGGGACTGGCCGTTGACCCTCTCAGATCGCAGCTCCAACGGATGCCGGCACAACCTGGCCGGCGTCATCATCCTCGGCGTCTGCCGGACCTGTATTACGCGGGACCGCGGCATGTCACGCGCCAGCTGATCCTGGCAGGCTTTGATCACCCATTCCGACCGATTCATCGCCATCTCCGCCGCCGCCGCGTCGATTTGGGCCAGCAGCCCAGGCGGCGTACGGACGTTGAGCTTCCCTTGCTCGTCCTGCTCCTCCGGCATGTATCACCTTCCCCCGATGTGAATCGGAGGCTACCGGAAATGACAGCCGTGTGATCCGGCTGGCGTAGACGTGCCCAATTGTTATGCTTCGGATATGTCCACGCGGCGAGCACACCCAGATCACGCGTCGATAACGGATCGGCGCGCGGCGCTGGAGCGTTCCCTCCGGCACTTCCTGGAGATCCAGGAGGAGGCTCAGGAAATGACCGTGATCCAGGGGCAAGGCCGGGATGAGGCGCGGAGCACAAGCAGCTCGCCGACCGCCTCCAAGATCGTCTCCCAATAGACCACAGCCTGGACGTCCCGCACGTCTTCGGCGAGATCACGCTCCGTTGCCGCTAGGTCGTCCAGCTCCCTCAGCTCTATCTCGGTCATCGTCGACCTCCCCGACCGGACCCCACTTCTCGGGGTGAATCCGTCTGTCAGATCTAGTCAACCTTGCGACGGCCTCTGCCGGCGTGATCTCGCCGCTTCTCAGTAGCGCGCGTGTCCGATCCATGCTCGCTCGGGCGACGTCATCGGCGCGAGTGGCGAACCGCATAGCCTGCTCTGACGCCTCAGCTGGGGAGAGCAGGTCAGCCACTTTCGGCGCCCACGGTGGCAGCGGCCACACGGCTCCCCCTAACCCTTGTCATGGTGACGCACCTCCACCTTGTTCATGGCGACGGGCAGCGCCTCGATCTGGAATCCGCCGAAGGTGGCCGCGTCGAGGCTGAGCGCGAACCCGTTGTCCAGGTCCTCCAGCATCCACTGGTTTCCGGACCCGTCGCTGATCAGCACATACTTCGGGTCGCCCTGCGGTGTGTCCACCGGGATCGCGATGATCATGAGGGTTCTCCCAGTTCGGCTGCCCACTTGTCGCGGCGCTCGATCGAGTGGGCCATGATCTCGTTCATCCAGTCGGGGGCGACGCCGTCTTCCCAACGCCACTTCAGCCAGTACAGCTCCTTGTTGACGGTGGAGAGGCGGCTGCCCTTCAGCACCTGATGGGCGAACACGCTGAGGTCAAGCTCCCAGACACCGCCGCGATGGTCGACCTCCACCTCGCCGTCGACGGTCACGCGCGTCCAGGTGACCTTCGCCAGGTACGGCTGAAAGGGCGGGCGCGATCGATCCTGGATTATCTCCACGTGGCCGACGTCGTACTCCAGCAGGATGCTGTCGGTGACCTTCCTGCTCGGGTAGACCTGCGGGCCTTTCACTTCCGCCCCCGGTTGGCCTTCCGGGAGGCTCGCGCCTGCTTGGTCTTGGCCCGGTTCGCCTTCGCCTTCCGATGCCGCGGCGGCGGCTGGAGCGGCTCGACTTCGTAGTTGCCGGCTATCGGCTTGATGAGGCTCATCCCGTCGAGGACGTTTCGCCAATCGATTGTGGCCATGCTTGGTCTCCTTCTTTGCCAGGTGTGTTGTGTGGGCGGCTGACCGCTTCCCTGAGACGGATCACTCGGGATCGTCTGACAGCCAGCCGCCCTTTCCTCCCCTGTGCGACGCCGTTATGGCGACGACAGAAGCTCCAGATACCCTCGGTCGTGCATCCAGTGGTAGATCTCGTTCCAATCGCCCGAGTAGATCACCTCGTCGTTGTCGTCCCAGATGTCGAGCTTCCAGACCGCCGGGTCGGCTTGGATGATCGTGAACCGTTTCCTCATGCCGGCCAGCTCCAGCATCTCGGTGTCGAAGTAGGCGACCTCCACGCCGGCGGGCAGGTTGTCACGAAGCACTTGCAACGCGTCGCCGGCCATTTCCCACCTCCTCGTACACCTTGACCGTCATGTTCATATGCCCAAGCAGCTCGGACAATAACAGATCCGGGTTCTCCAGGTCGGGCTCGTCGAGCGCCTCCTGCAGCCGGCTGGCGGTCCGCTTCCAGGTGTCTATGTTGCAGTTCAGCTCAACCACGGGTTGGCCGTTGGTGCTCATGACGCCTCCTCAACCGAGAGGACCTGCACCTCGTAGGCGGGCACGTCTGCGTCGGCTGCGTGGTGCAGCTTGGCCGCGCGCCGGGCTGCCGGCACATGATCCTTCTCGATCTCGGT